GTTAAAACAATCACTTGAAGCCCCAGTTGAAAAGGCTGAAGTTGAAATTGTTGGATAAGGAATAGTGATGGATCAGTCTTTATTAAATTGGGTATTTGGTGTTTTAAACATTATTTTTGGTATTGCAGGTAAAGTGATGTGGGATTCTTACCGCGATTTAAAAAAGACTGATAAAGAACTAGCTGATAAAGTGGCTGCCATCGAAGTATTGGTGGCAGGCCAATATGTCAAAAGAGATGATTTTGATAAAGTTACTAATCAAATATTTACAAAGCTAGATAAGATTCTCGATAAACTTGACCAAAAGGTAGACAAATGATTTTAGACTGTCTTCTTTCTCTGTTTCGTAAAACGCCAGTTGAGCCTGTATCAGCGCCAATTGCGCCTGAATTTCCTGTAAAGCGTAAGCCTGCCATTAAAAAAGCAACTACACGCAAACCAGCAATTAAAAAGCCAGCAGTTAAAAAGGTGGTAAAGAAAAAATGAAGCCGCACAAGTCAAAGACAATGTGGTTTTCTTTGGCCTTAGTAGTATTTGGCGCTTTATTTGATAACTTCTCTTATGTTCAAAATCTTATCGATCCTCGATATTATGGTATTTGCCTTATTGCTATTGGCGTGGTTGTGGCTATTTTGCGCTTTCTAACTGATAAGCCCATAGAATAATGTTTCCCTTATCCATCAATGCTTGGGTCATCATTGGGCTATCAATCATCGCCGTATTCGGCATTGGGTATGGCCGATATGAGCATAACAATTACATTGCGTTTAAAGCAAAAACTGAAGCAATTGCGACAATTCAAGAAGCAAAGAATGACTCAATTGCGAAACAACAAACTTTAGTGACTAAAGGAATTGCCAATGAATACGAAGCTAAGTTGTCTGCTATTAAGTCTTACTATGGTGGCTTGCACAACGCCAGTAGCGGTTCAATGCCCAGCCTTTCCAATCCCGCCAGCGGAATTAATGAAAGCGCCTCCAACCAGTTACTTGCTTGTGCCAGTACAACGCAACAATTAGTATCGCTACAAGACTGGATAAATGAACAGATTGCAATTAAATGACCACTAAAAACGAACAAGCCCTTTTAGATACAATTGCCTTTTCCGAGATTGGCCGCACCTTATTAGCCAAGTCTGATAACGGCTATAACGTCCTTCTAGGGGGAACGCTATTTTCAGGCTATTTAGACCACCCACGTAAACTCATTAGCGTGAACGGCATGACTTCTACTGCTGCGGGCAGATATCAGATTCTACAGCGCTATTATGATGCCTATAAGGTGCAACTTCATCTAATGGATTTCTCTCCTGCCTCACAAGATAAAATCGCTTTGCAAATGGTTAAAGAAGTTGGCGCTGATGTTTTAATTAATGATGGACGTTTTGAAGATGCTGTTAACCGTTGTGGCGCTCGTTGGGCGTCATTGCCTGGTAGTAAATACAATCAACATACAAACGATATGGCGCATTTGAAAGCCTTTTACGAAAACGTAGGCGGAACAGTAGCATGAGTGATGAATTTGACAGAGCCTCGGAAGCCGAGGAATTACATAGAGAATTTGCGATTAAAGCCATTCGTGCTAGACAAAATGCTAAATTTTCTGGCCACTGTGTTTACTGTAATGAAACCATTACGCAAGGTAGCTTTTGTGGGGCAGAATGCCGTGAAGATTACGAACAAGAACAAAAGTTCAAACGAATTACCGGGAATCGTTAACTACTTAACCCGCGTTTCTAACTCTATCAATAGCTCTAGAAAATGTTTTGCTTTCTCTAAATCTTTTATCCCGCCTTTATCCCTCCATCGGGTGACGTATTTAACAACACTACCTTCAGCAAAAGGTAGGCTATTAGCGTGGATATACTCAATTGGTTGTATTTTTAACTTCTTATAGTGATCGCCGCCTTGTTGCGTATCTAATGCGCTCATTTTGATACTCCTCTCCATACTTGTTGTTCTAAATGCCGAATATAGGCACTTTGATGCTCGATATGCGTCAGCAAGTCATCGTACTTAGTGCGCCAATAGTCAGCGTCGGCTAATGCTTTATTCCAATGTGTTCTAAGTTCTGCTTCAGTCATTTCTCATTAGCCTTTCTTAGTAGTTGTCTATCTACCATAGCATTCCATAAAGCAATTATTTCCGCATCTGTTAGTGTCTTTTCCAAGGCATCTCTAAGGTCATCAATTTCTTCTTGCATTCTATTTTGAATCATCTGATATGTAATCATGCCTGTTTGATGGTCAGGATGTATTTCACATCGTTCTTGCCAAGTTTTAATCATTTCTCTTGTGCCTTTCTTAGTACGAATTGAATAAATTTAATATCATCATCTCCAAGCCATATATCAAATTCTTTAGCTAATTTCAGTATTTCTTCTTTGCTTATTGTTTTTCCAAAAACAACTCCAGCTGCAATCTCATCGAGTCTATCTTGTAATGGATTTCCTCTTATTCTTTGCCTAAGAATCTCAATCATTGTCCAATAGTCATCATTAGCCTTTTTCAACGCCTCTATTTCAGCGTGTTGCTGGCGTAGCATGGTTTCTAGGTTGTCAAATAATTGTATGGTTTCATCGTCCCAGCTTCTATCAGTCATTTTCTAAACCCACTTATTCTTGGTGAAAATACGAACGTCGCTTGCCAAAAAGCCGGCTTAGGCTGGACGTTATCATCCACCAAACCACGAACATTCCAGCCAAAATTAATATAGATACAACGGCTAAAGCCAATAGGGGTAACAGAAGTAAATTGAAATAGTCCGTCAACGTGTACGAAACACCAGCCCGCTTTTGCATTGTCATTGTCCTTAATTGTTTTATCGCCAGAAAATCTAGTGAAATAGGGCGGGGTTAAATAGCGTAAGGCAAAACTATACGCAGGGTTACGCCATAGCCATTTAACTTCCGACCAATACCCGATAGGGTTATTTTGCTTAAAAGTTTGATCGCCCCATAAACTATTGTCGGGGGTCTGAAACCAGCTTAACCACGCTGGCAACCTTGGCTCAAAATCCATCGCTGATCCGTTATCAATTTGACCGTACTGCATCGCGGCAAAAAAAGGTAAGATCGGCGCAATAAGCAAAGCCGCCAATGTTAAAAGCAAGCTAATAGGCACTAGCAGTATGTAAATAAAATAAATCATGCGTAGTCCGCCGTCTTTAGAAGTAATAGTTGAACATGGGTTTGAAGCTCTTGAACCTTATCATAGATCGGCTTACGTCCATTGAGATGCGCATTACTAGCCAAAATCTCAATCTGATTGATAAGCTGACGAGCTGTAGCAATGTCAGTTAGTAATGTATTCATTTTCTAGCCTCCATTAGCATATCCGCTAACCCATAAGCTGCGGTAACTAGGGCTTTATCGTTTGTACCGCAATCAGGGTGTGCAAGCATTCCTTGAAGCGCTTTAGCCGCAAAGTAATCGCGCAAATCCATGCCACCATGATTGTAAGATTCCTCATAAGGAAAGGCTTTAGTGATGTCTGTTCCAAGTGTTTTCATTTGATCCTCGCTACTTTGGCACGTTTCAAAGTCTGCTCATACAGCTCTTTAGCGCCATCATCTAATGCGCGCAATGGAAGGTTTTGGAAATAGCGCCACTTGTCGCGGTACTCTTGTTGCTCAGACGGCGGAATCCAGCCGTATTGAGTGCGCCAACGTGTAGTGATATCAGTTCCAGCAGCAGTCCAAATGTATGGTGTTTTCATTTTGATTTTTCCTCTAGGTTAATCAGTTAATTAAGCAGCTATTTCTTGTTTCAATTCATCCCGTTCTCTAGCCGCGCGGAGAATGGTGTACCGCTGGTGTAGGCGCTGTACGATAGACCAACGCTTTTCACCTTTTCGTTCTGCTTCAAGCAATTCAAGTACATTTTCTTCGCTCAAAGTAGACAGAATATCTGTCAAAGTTCTCCAGCTATAAGACTTTACTGGCGCTTTCTTTTTAAACAATTTCATTTTTAACCTTTCAAAGTTTTGTTACTGTAACAGATTTATTTGTAATGTAAAACAATTATTTTAAAGTTGCCTCAAAACTAACGCCGCAAAAAGGGCAAAGATTGAAAGCCATACCCTGTTTTCTATGTTTGCCAGATTTAGCGCCAGCTACAACACGCGAAGTTTTACCTGTTTCAGAACTGGTATACCTCCAAAAACAAAGCCCTTTTTCCCTTCCAGTAGGATTTTCATACTCCGTAACTTCGTCTAAAGTAGTGCAGGGATCTATTATTTTTCCTGTAACAACGCATTCAGG